AATAGACCCGGAAGCAACGTTGAACGAAGGTATGGCAAAAAGAACATTAGTCATAAGAAAAGGACAAAGAAAAGTAATATTTAAATGCAAACCAGGAGAAAAAAAGATAGGAAGAAGATGCATTAGAAGAAATACTGCTGAACTAAATAAGATGAAGAGAAGTGCCAGAAAAGCAGCAAGAAAAGCAAAATCTAAAAAATCAAGAGCCAAAAGACTTCGTGCAATATCGATGAAGAAAAGAAAATCCATACGATAAAAAAGAAATAATTCGTTATGATTATATTTGAAAATATTAGATGGAAAAACTTTCTATCTACTGGTAATAACTTCATTACCATCCCTCTAAGCAATAAAAAAACTACTCTCATAAGCGGAGAGAATGGGGCAGGCAAGACTACTTTGCTGGATGCTCTCACATTTGTTCTTTTTGGCAAGCCATACAGAAATGTAAATATTGATCAACTTGTTAATTCCATAAACCAAAAGGATTGTGTCATTGAGGTACAATTTTCTGTTGGGCTTAACACCTATAAGGTGAAAAGAGGATTGAAGCCTAAGATCTTTGAAATTTACAAGAATGATGAACTCATAGACCAAGATTCAAAGGCAAAGGATTATCAAAGGATGTTCGAAGAGAGCATCCTAAAGATGAACTATAAGTCCTTTTGTCAAGTTGTCATACTTGGCAGCACAAACTATGTGCCATTCATGAGATTAACTGCAGCAGAAAGACGCGAACTCGTAGAGGAGCTTCTTGATATTAATATTTTCTCTGAAATGAATACCGTATTGAAAAGCAAGATTGCAAAATGCAAAGAAGATCTGAAAGATGTTGATCATAAGATGGCAATCTTCAAGGAAAGGCAATCTGCTCAAGTAGATCAGATAAAGATGCTGGAGGAAAAGGCCAAGGAATCAATCGACAAATATCAAGTTGAAATAGAAGAGAATCAGAAAAATATTGACCAATTCCAACAGGAAAATAGTTCATTCCTAGCAGAAATAGATGAAATTCAAGCAAAGAGAGAAAAACTTGAAACCATAGATCTTTCTCAGTCATTTAGTGCTATGGACAAAGAAGAGGATATTGTCTCCGCATGTCAGAAAGAAATCAAGTTTTATCAAAATAACAACAGTTGTACTTTATGCAAGCAAAATCTATGCGAAGACCATAAAACAGATATTATCAAAACCTTGAGCGAAAAAATGTCCTCCTCAAGAACAAAAATTCAGAAACTTGAAAATGAAATATTGCGTCTCAAGGAAATCAAGCAAGAAGATGATAAACTTCATGTTGAAATTGTTGCACTAGAACGAAAAATTAGAGAAAACAACAGTTCAATTGCTGCTTGCAATCAGTATATAAAGAAAATGCAAAAGCAGATTACGGATGCCCAATCCTACAATCTTGAAAGCGAAAAGAAAAAACTAAAGCAAATAAAGCTTGAAATTGATGAAGTTATACAGACAAGAAAGCAAGTGGAGGAAGATGTTCAATACTTGGCCTATGCTTCGTTTTTGATGAAAGATAGTGGAATCAAGAGCAAGATTATTAAGTATTATCTTCCTATTATGAATAAAACAATTAACAAATATTTGTCGAATATGGACTTTTTTGTTAAATTTGAACTAGATGAGACTTTTACTGAAACAATAAAGAGTCGCCATAGAGACATATTTACATATGATAGTTTCAGTGAAGGTGAAAAGAGAAGAATAGATTTGGCCTTACTTTTTGCCTGGAGAGCAGTGGCTCAACAGAAGAACTCATTGAATTGCAATCTGCTTATATTTGATGAAGTTCTAGATGGTAGTCTAGATGATACTGCTACCGAATATTTTTTGAATATTCTCAAGAATCTTGGTAAAAATGTAAACGTATTTGTTATTTCCCACAAGTCCAAGGAAATTCTTCAAGATAAATTTGTCGATCACATAACCTTCATGAAGAAAAATAATTTCAGTAGATTGTCTTGACAACCCATTATTTTGATGTAAGATACCAACATGTCAAAGCGATACCTTAGTGTGCCAAAGAATGAAAATCCTTATGTTGCAGTCTATGGTAGAGAGCCAATTCTCGATCCAAATTCGTTTGCAACTGAAGAGGAAAAGGAAGCAGCAATCAATTCTGCAATCAATTGGTATAGCAATAATTCCTCAAAGAAGGAATTGAAGAAGTATACAATTGATTATGCAAAGAAGAATTCGTTCACAGAAGAGCAGATTGAGAAATTGGATAGCGAGCCTTATACTACATTTGAGTTTAGTGTAGTAGGAGGGCTATGCCGTATTCATAACAAGGGGTGTCCTCTTACTGAGAAGTTAACTAGGTTCATTCATGACAATATTCAGCCTATTCTTTCTCGCAAGAGAACTAAGGAACCACAAGCAGTAAACAAGCCCAAGATTTCTGTTCAGGATAGAATTGTCAATCAAGTCAGGGATTATTTGTCTGAACTTGAAAGGTATGTTGATTGTTACCTTGATAACCTGATTTCATCATCTCCAGATAAGATGAAAGATCTTTCTGAATGGATTAGGGAAAGGGATGTTAAGTCTCAGCAGTCGCAAATGATTGCAGATTGGTATCGTCCAAAGATTTCTCAAATTCAAGCTGCAATCGATGGTGATTCTGTTATGCGAGAGGGGTATTCATTCCTAAGTCTTCCCAAGTTGCGGAGATATTGTGAATTTTTCCGCAACATGGTTAATGTATTTGATGAAAATTCCAAGATTACCAAGGCAGTACGAAAGCCAAGGGCAAAGAAGAAGAAATCACCAGATAAGCAGGTGGCAAAGTTGAAGTATCTCAAGGAATATGATATGAATGGGAAGAAACTCGTTTCAATCGATCCAAGAGAAATTGTAAACGCAAGCAAGATTGTTGTGTACAATACTAAGTACAATAAGATTACCTTGTATGAAAAGTCAAGCCTTGTTGATGGCTTTTCTATCAAGGGCTGCACTTTGATTGGATTTGATCAGAAAAATTCTGTTTCAAAGAAGATTCGAAAGCCAGAAAGTTTTGATTTTGCAAGATTCTTGGGTGGAGCAAGAGCAATCAACAACGCATTCAAGGATATTACTACAAAAGAATCGCTTCCTAATGGTAGATTTAATGAAAACATCGTTATTTTGCAGGCAATCCACTCATGATTCTTCTAGATAATACTCAAATCATTCTTGCGAGCATTTTTATTCACTATAAGTCTCCACAGGAGGTAAATAGTGATATTATCCGCCACACCACTCTCAATACATATAGAATGTATCGAAACATGTTCCATAGGGAATATGGAGAGCTTGTAATTTGCCAAGATGCAGGTAATTCTTGGCGCAAGGATATTTTCCCAAATTATAAGATTAATCGAAAGAAGAACAGATCCAAGGATTATGATTGGGACAAGGTTTTTGAGATCCTTACAGAGATTAGGAACGAAGTTACAGAAACATTCCCATATAAGAGCATGAGGGTTGAGAGATGCGAAGCAGATGATGTAATCGCAGTTCTTGCAAAGCATTATCATCCTGTGCAGCCAGTTATGGTGGTTTCTAGTGACAAGGATTTTGTGCAACTTTACAGGTATCCTAATGTAAAGATTTATAGCCCTGCCCAAAAGAGCATAATTACTTGCAAGAATCCTGAGATTACGCTTTATGAGCATATTCTGCGCGGAGATTCAACAGACGGGATTCCTAATATTCTATCTGACGATGATACATTTGCGGTAGAGGGAAAGAGACAAAAGCCTCTCTCAGGAAAGAAAGTGGATGCATGGTCTACTGCAAAGAAGTTTCCGGATGAATATACTGCAAATTGGGAAAGAAATCAAAAATTGGTCGATCTTACCTATATACCAGAGGAATATGAAAGTAATATTCTAAAGGAATACATGATCCCGCCAAAGGGAGATAGAAGCAAAATCTTTGATTACTTTGTAAAGAATAAACTAAAAGGACTAATGGATAATATCCAGGAATTTTAATATGAATAAGACTATACCAGAAGTGTTGAGTTTGGTTTACGATGCAAAATCAGACAAGGAAGCAATTGATATTTTGTCTAGAAATAGATCAAATGCTCTTGAGGTTTGTTTGAGGGCAAATTACGATCCCTCCATTCAGCCAGTATATACAAATTCCACTATACCACAATATACCCCAGATGATTCGCCAATTGGCTATTCGTATAGCACCCTCTTTAGAGAGGCAGATCGTCTTCCATACTTTTTTAAAACAAACAGACTTATTGCAGACGAAAAGAGAAGAAATCAGAAGCTAAAAATTATTCTGGAAAGTATTAATACGGCAGAATCCTTGCTCCTTGAGAGAATTCTTACAAAATCATATGTCAATCCAAACATCAATATTGATGTAATCAATGCAGCGTTTCCAAATTTGATTCCCGAAAGGAAGGATAGTGTAGTATGAGTAGCAAGGATTATCGTTTTCAGGCTTCTGACGATTGGCGGGATGCCAAGAGAATTAGAAAGCGTTCTAAGAAAGGAAAGAAGCCAAGATCAAACGAGCAAGAAATTCTTAGAGGAATTGCTGATGGAAGCATTCAGGAAGATGATTATGATGATTTCATCGAAGACGATGAGAGGTGTTAAATGAGCGACGAAAAGATTGATCCAAAGAAAGCAAGCCTAGTAAACAAGGCAATTTCATTTGGAAGATCTATGGCTTCTAAGGGAATTACAGCCAGAAAAGCAGAATCTAAGTCCATAGAACTTCGAAAGATGAGTTGCCATGGAGATTCTTCCAAAGGGCTTCCTCCATGTTCAGAAAGAAAAGAAAGCCAGAAGTATCCAGGATCTTTCTATTGTGGTAAGTGTGGTTGTGGTGATAAGGCTCATACACAACTCATTAATGTTAAAAATGAAGATGGAACAGAGAAGTATTCCAAGTTGGATTATCCAAAAGTAACATGTCCTCTTAGCATGCCAGGATTTAGTAATTATACCCAATCCGAAAAAGGAGTATCAGAAAATCCAAGGAAGTTGTTTATTGAAATGACAATCGGAGTTAGTGAAATTAAAGAAAATTCTAAGTGAAAGAAATATATTATGACATCTACAACCATGAAAATCTCAAAAAGAACATTTGACATTCTGAAGAATTTCTCTACTATCAATTCAAATATTTTGATCGAACCAGGCAATAAGATTTCGACAATTTCTCCCGGTAAGAGCATTCTAGTAGAGGCTGAGATCGATGAGGAGTTTGAGAATCGATTTGGAATCTGGGATCTGAACAAGTTCTTGGGAACTGTATCTCTGTTTAACGATCCAGAGTTTGAGTTTTCAGAGAAGTATGTGACTATCTTTGGCTCAAACAATTCGTCTGTTCGTTACTTCTACTCCGAGCCAAAGTTGCTTACAGTTCCTTCAAAGAAGATCAATATGCCAAATGTAGCATTTTCGTTCAATCTTTCAGGAAAGCAACTGGCAGAAATGTACCGAGCAGCCTCGGTACTTCAGTTGCCAGATATTTGCATTCGATCAGTAGATGGAAATATCATGGTTGTTGCAGAGGACAAGACAGATACAACATCAAATCAGTTCTCGATTGACGTTGGTCAGGCTACTAATGCAGAATTTGAGATGTTTATGAAGATGGAAAATCTTAAACTGTATTCTGGAGACTACAAAGTTGATGTTTGCGAGAAGATCGTATCCAGATTCACAAATACCTCTACATCTAGAGATTTTGTGTATTGGATTGCACTAGAGAGCGATTCTACCTATAAGGCTTAATTATGCAAAAAACAGCAGGATATCTCTGGACCGAGAAATATCGTCCAAAGACTATCGATGAGTGTATTCTTCCAAAGAGCATCAAGAAGATATTTACTGAAATTGTATCTAGCGGGACTATTCCAAATTTGATGCTTTCTGGCAGTCCTGGTTGTGGCAAGACTAGTGTTGCCAAGGCTTTGTGTGAGGAAATGGGTTGCGACTGGATGCTGATAAATTGCTCCGAAGATGGGAATATTGACACTCTTCGAACGAAAATTCGAAATTTTGCAAGCAGCATTTCTCTTTCTGGTGGCGTAAAGGTGGTCATTCTAGACGAGTTTGACCATTCGAATCCACAAAGCATGCAGCCAGCACTTCGTGGATTCATGGAGGAATTTGCAAATAATTGTAGATTCATCCTTACTTGTAACTACAAGAATAGAATTATTCAGCCATTGCATTCAAGATGCACTGAAATTGAGTTCAGATTTGCTGGTAAGGGAGAAATGTGCGAACTTGCCACAGGGTTTTATGAAAGGTTATGCACAGTAATCCTTCCAGAGGAAGGCATAGAATGCAAGAAGATAATCCTGCAGAAAATGCTTCCGGATTACATTCCAGATTTCCGAAGAATGCTAAATGAACTCCAAAAGTATTCTATTGCTAATAATGGGTTTATTGATGAGGGAATCCTGCTTCGGAAGGCAAATATTGAAGCAGAGCCTTTAGTTTCTGCAATGAAGAGCAAAAACTTCACTGAGGTACGAAAGTGGGTATTTACAAATCTCAATAATGATCAGGCTCATATTTTCAAGTCAATTTACAATATTTTGACAAAGAATTTGTCACCGAATTCTGTTCCACAGGCAGTGGTTATTATTGCGGAATATCAATACAAGTCTGCTTTTGTTGCAGATCAGGAAATCAATCTTACGGCTTGCATCGTTCAATTGATGATGGAATGTGAATTTGCATGAATGTATTTGATATACTAAATTCAATTACCCATACCAAGAAATTAATATTTCTTGAAAACGATCCTGAAATGGAAAAGGAATATATTCCTTTTCTAATAAATCGTGGATTATCCTACTATGCTGATACCATAATGCATGCAAATGAAATGAATAGCAAAACATTTGCAAGCAAAAGAATGCAGCATGATTATTATCATAATTCTATCAAGCCACGAAAAAGATATTCAAAATGGCTGAAAAAGACTTCAGATGATGATATCGAATTTATACAAAAATACTATAATATCTCAAAAAAGAGAGCCATAGAAGCCCTTGAAATATTAACAAAAGCAGATGTCGATATAATGCGAGAGGAGGCATCTGAGGGGGGTGTTTGAACATAGTATTTTTATAAATACAATGTAGTTATTATATTGTATGGAAAATATTATGGAAAAACACAAAATAAGCGTAGATGACCTTTTAGAGGTCAGTTTAAATAAATCGGATGACTTTCTAAAAATTAAAGAAACATTGACAAGAATTGGAGTATCTTCGAAAAAAGAGAAGAAATTATACCAATCTTGTCATATTTTACATAAAAAAGGAAAGTATTATATTGTTCATTTCAAGGAACTTTTTTCCTTGGATGGCCTTCCGTCTGATATGGACGAAAATGATATTGGAAGAAGAAACAGCATAGCCAAACTATTACAGGACTGGGGATTGCTGAAAATAGTAAATATGGATAAGGCAAATGCGATAATCGTTCCAATAAATCAGTTTAAAATCATTCCACATAAAGAAAAAAGTGAATGGCAATTGTGTCCTAAATATCATATAGGCAAAAAGAGGGCATAACATGGCAGCAGGAACATATGATATTTTTGCAGAAAGAGGAGAATCATTTACTCTTCAATTTCAATATCTTGATAACGATATGAATCCTATCGATTTGACTGATTATATCATTCAATTCAAAGTCAAATCAACAACAACAACAACAGATGAGTATCTATTTGAAATTCATTCTGTTCTAGGATTATCAGTCGAAGGCACATTAGATATATTAAATACCGATGATACAGAATATGGATTTATTGAAGTATTGGACGATACTGATTCAATAGGAACATTTATTGTAAACATAGATTCAGAAACTATGCAACAAATGAAACGTGGGTATTATTTCTATAATATACGTCTACTAGGAGATGATGGTACAATAACTTCAATACTCAAAGGAAGATTTGTAGTAAATTCTGAAGTGGATTAAAATGCCATTACCTACTACCCCACCAACCGCACATTCTTCTCTTGATTACGAAGTTTGGGCATTTGCCTTCTTTGGCGATGACATGTTCAATCAGAATCTTAGTTCCCAATATCAATGGGGAACCACAGATTATGAATATCTATCGATTGTTCCTGCAGTAAAGGTAGTCGGCAATTTATCAACTGGATCATACAATACGTATAGACTTCCCGGAACAACAGATGGTGAAACTTCCACAGAAACGAAGTTTGATTTTGATTCTTTTAAAGAAAAAATAGAAACAATTCCAGAAACAAGAAGAGCTATTAATGGTTACTACTGGTGGCCTGATATATCAATTTATACCAAAGGACACGATTCGTATTACAAAAATACTGCAGATGGAATGACATATGATGGAGATACTTTTGTGTCCCCATGGCTGGAAACAAACACGCAAGATACTGCTAATTCTATCAGAGCATTTCTTGACAGATGTCTAGAGGAAGATGTATCATTTGATTATTTTATAGATGATAAAGAAGCAAACGACTATTTCTGGCTAAATGGAAGAAACACTTTAAATTACAAATGGTTGCCAGATACAGATGGTGATGGTTATCCAAATGATCCATATCCATCAGTCTCATATCAGATAAAGATGTCAGATGCTAGAGTCATGTCTGCAATGGCAGCAGATTCTAGATTTACTAATTTTGTAAATCCAAATACTGGTTATACATTTGCCCAAGAATTTTTGGAAAATTACAAGACAATTACAAACAATACGAATGAAACTAGAACATGGGAAGAGATTTTATCCCCACTAATTAATGTTACAACACCTATGGGCTATGTTCCCCAAACTTCCATATGGCAATCATATGGTTGTTCAGGAGATTGTGGTCCACAAGGAAAAGAACTGATTGAAAATGGATATGACATATTCCATAATGTAATTCCAGCATGGAATTGCACAGCAGACGAATTGCATTTCAATTACTATCTTAATGAAGCGTACATCCAGACATTCAAAGAATACGAAGAGTTTGAAAATGTTATTTACTGCCAGTATAATGCAGACCCAGTAAGCCATGATGAATCTTTTTACTTCCAAGGAAGCAATCTTGAAAGAGAACTAAAGAATCCTCTTACAGACTGTTTTACAGGATCTGCACTTTATTATAGTGGATATAGCAATGTAATCTTTCCAAATTATTCCTATCCACCAAATAGTTCATTTCAACAAAGTTTTTCTCTCAGAAGCGGATACATTAAAAATGCCACAAATGATGAAGAAAAATACAATTGGAATGGATATCTTGTAAATCGCTACGTAGGTCCAGCAGGAAACAAGAATATTGTTCGCTACCCCGAAACAAATCCATATATCAATGGATCATATTCTTCCTATAATGCTTCTAAGTTCTATACAGAATTATCATTTAAATTTGTAGTAAATAACGTAAAAAGAACCAGAACTGCACTAAGAAGCGATACCACATTCTGGCAAAGATTTACTCCATGGATTGGATTACCAAATTATTATGAAGCACCTTACACAAGAGGAAATAATAGCATAGCATATTGGTATGAAATGGTTTATCATTTGTGTGTAAGTGGAGCAAGATTCTTCCATGTTTTTGATTCAGTGTATAACACTGAACAGTGCTCGCACGTTCAAGAAGTTCTAGATGAATGGAGAAGAATCAGTGGAAATAAAAGAGCCAGACCATGTTCCAATTCTACTGGAAACATCAACCTGCCAGTAGATAGAGTTACGTTGTCAGATGCCTTTGATAAGGTATTAGTCAGTGGAGGGCAATTAATAGGAAATGGAACATATTTATGGAGACTTACTGTTGCTCCTAAATACTTTAATAAAAAGGGAGTTTGTATACTTCAAAGAATAGGAAATTCCACAGATATTCCTGAATATATAAAAATAGATTCAACAAATTTAAAAAATTCTATGAAATT